GCCGTCCGCAAGCGCAGTCCGCGCAAGAAGACCGCGAGGAAGGTGCCGGCGAAGCCGAGGAACCGCGGCGGCCGGCCGCGCAAGGTCATCTCCGACTCGCAGCTCGACGAGATCCGGCGCCTCGGTCGCGTACTGTCGCAGGAGCAGATCGCGGCTTACCTCGGCATCGCGCCCAACACGTTCGCGGCCATCCTGGAGCGCCAGCCCGAGGTTTTTGAGGCGCTAAAAAAGGGGCGGGCCGAGGCAATCAGCGAGGTCGGCCGGGGGCTCCTCCTCCGCGCGCTCGAGGGCGACACGGCCAGCGCGATCTTCTACCTCAAGACGCAAGCGGGCTGGACCGAGCGGCGCGACGTCCGCATCGAGGCGACGGCGACGGCCGATGCGGCTCGCGGCAAGCTCGCGGCCCTGCTCCGGCTCGAGCCCGACGAGGCCGAGGATGCGGGCGAGTAGGCTCGCGGCGGTCCCGCGCGATCGACTGCGCAAAGCCCTGGCCGCGCTGACGCCGCAAGAGGCGCTCGCCCTGGCCCACGACTGGGAGTTCTGGGCGCGGCCGGAGCAGCTCCCACCGCGCCATGAGAAGTGGCGGACGTGGCTCATTCTCGCTGGGCGAGGCTGGGGCAAGACGCGCGTCGGCGCCGAGTGGATCCACCGGCAGGCGATGGCGCGTCCGGGGCGTCGACTGGCGTTGGTCGGGCGCACCGCCGCGGACGTGCGGGACACGATGATCCGGGGCGAGTCCGGGATCGAGAGCATCGCGCATCCGGCGGAGCGACCCGAGTACGTGCCCTCCCAGCGCGTGCTCCGGTGGCCCAACGGCTCGACCGCCCTCACGTTCTCGGCAGACAAGCCGGACCAGCTCCGAGGCCCGCAGCACGAGATCGCGTGGTGCGACGAGCTCGCGGCGTGGCGGTACGACGAGGCGTGGGACCAACTCCAGTTCGGGCTCCGACTCGGACGCCGACCGCATGTCATCGTGACCACGACCCCGCGTCCCACCGCGATCATCCGGCGGCTGGTCAAGGAGCGGGCGACCGTGGTCACGCGCGGCCGGACACACGACAACCGCGCCAACCTCGCGCCCGACTTCGTGGCCGCGCTCGAAGCGCGCTACGGCGGCACGCGGCTCGGGCGACAGGAGCTCGAGGCCGAGATCCTCGACGACGATCCGCGGGCGCTCTGGCGCCGGACGGAGATGCTCGACGCCCACCGCGTCCGCGAGGTGCCGGTCGGGCTCAAGCGCGTGGTCGTCGCGATCGACCCCGCGGTCACGGCAACGGACGAGTCGGACGAGACAGGCATCGTGGTCGCCGGGCTTGGGTACGACGGGCGCGGCTACGTGCTCGACGACCTGTCCGGGCGCTACTCGCCGGACGAGTGGGCGCGGCGCGCGATCGACGCCTACCGTCGCTTCGAGGCCAACACGATCGTGGCCGAGGCCAACCAGGGCGGGGACATGATCTCGACCGTCCTCTCGCACGTGGACGCGGCGGTGCCGGTGGCGCTCGTCCGGGCGTCGCGCGGCAAGGCCACGAGAGCGGAGCCGATCTCGGCGCTGTACGAGCAGGGCCGCGTGTCGCACGTCGGGTCCCTGCCGGCGCTCGAGGACCAGCTCTGCGCATGGGTGCCAGGCGAGTCGAGCCCCGATCGACTCGACGCCCTGGTCTGGGCGCTGTCGGACCTCATGCTCGGAGCGCCGGGCTCGCTGTCGTTCGGCGGCGATGCGGGCGCGTTCGGGGCCGCGCGGTGGGGATGACGCGGAATCCGCAAAGCCGCGCTTGACGCGGCAATGCGTATGACGGAGGATGCGGCAATGCCGATGAGTATCGAGGTCTGGGACGAGCAACGCGCATGGGCCGAGGCGGTGATCGAGAGGACCTACGCGCCGCAGCAGGCGCGGATCCGCGTCGAGATCGCTGCGCGGCAGGAGGACCTCGCCGACGCGGTGGCGCGTCGGGATCCGGCCGCGATCGTCCACGAGGCGGGGCGCCTGGCCGAGCGGCTGACGGCGCTCGCGGAGTGGGATCGGATGGAGCGCGAGCTGCGCGCGCGGTTCGGCGGAGGCGACTCGTGAACCGCTGGTGGATCCTCGCGGCAGCCGCTGCCCTCGGCACGCTCGGCGGCTTGGTCCTGCTCGGGCACTGGCGCGAGGCCGCGGCCGGCGCGGTCGGGCTCGGCGCTGCGATCGGATCGCGTCCGGTTCGGTGGCGCGTGTCGCGCGCTGTCGTCGAGGCGGAGGTGCGGCGCGAGCGGCGCGAGGAGCTGATCCACCGCGTCGCGTCGGCGCAGGTGACGCAGGCGGAGATCGCGGCGAACCACCGGCGCGCGGCAGACGAGGCCAGGCGCAGGCGGCTGGATGCGCAGGCGCGGCTCGAGGAGATCGAGGCGCAGATCGGAGGGCGCCCATGATCCGCTCCCTCGTCGTCTGCATGGCCCTGTGCTGCGCGATCACCCCGGCCCGGGCCCACGAGCCCGACCTCTGCGCCGACGGCCGCACGGTGGCCCTGAGCACGGCGACGTGGGCGCTGCTCGCCGAGCGCGACGCGCTGCGGCTCGAGGCGCTGACGCTCGCCGACGCGGAGATCGCGGCGCTCCGCGCCGAACTCGCGGTGCGCGAGACGATGACGGCCTCGGTGTCCGCGGTGCTCGCTGCCGCGCGCGAGGCGGACGCGGACCTCGGCGCGTGCCTGGCCCGCGAGGCGGCCTGCGAGGAGCGCTTGGACGCCGCGCCGTCGGCGTGGATGCTCGGAGCAGGCGCAGGCGGAGCGGCGCTCGCGGGGGCGCTGGTGGGCGTGCTCGCGTGCGGGGTGGCGCGGTGACGTGGGTCCGGATCACGAAGGGCGACCCGCGCGGACGCCGCCTCGCTGATGAGCACTACACGCGGCAGACGCCAGGCGCCCCATCCTGGACTCGCCCAGGGTACAACCACGTCCTGTGGTGGCAGGGCTCGGACGGCGTCGGCCTCTGGTGCGTGTGGAGACCGAAGTGGGAGGCGGGCATCGAGCGGAAGGACCGGCTGCGCGTGCTCGAATGCACCATGTTCCGCCGGACGACAGACTTCTTGGGGCTGCCCTTCGGACAGCCGCTGCCGATCGCGTCGGAGATGATCCGCGCAGCTGTCGCCGCAATCACGCAGCCGGCAGCCGTTGCTGACCTGCACCTGGCTACGGCCGGCGACCTCAGCAGCATCATCACGGGGGTCAGGTCCGACGTCACGAGGGGGCGCCGCGGACGAGCGACACAACCTGGCCACTGCTTCCGGATGGCGGGCTGGCACCCCATCGACAAGGTGTCCGGGCGCGCCGATGTGTGGCTCGCGTGCGGGGTGGCGCGATGAAGGTTCTGGTTGCGTGCGAGGAGTCGCAGGCCGTCACGGTGCGTGCGCGAGCTGCTGGGCATGAGGCGTGGTCCTGCGACCTCGCGCCGTGCTCGGGGGGGCATCCGGAGTGGCATCTGCAGCAGGACGTCCGGCCGCTCCTGCGCGAGCCTTGGGACGTCGTGATCGCGTTCCCGCCCTGCACGCATCTCGCGTCGAGCGGAGCCCGGTGGTTCGGCGAGAAGCGCGCCCAGGGCCTTCAGCAGGCTGCGATCGATTTCGCGGTCGAGTGCTGGCGCGCGAACGCGCCGAGGGTCGCGATCGAGAATCCGGTCGGCGTGCTGTCGACGGCGATCCGCGAGCCCGATCAGGTGATCCAGCCGTGGCAGTTCGGCCACGGCGAGACAAAGGCGACGTGCCTGTGGCTTCGCGGGCTGCCGCTGCTGCAGCCGACAGAGATCGTCGAGGGGCGCGAGCCTCGGATCTGGCGCATGCCGCCGAGCGCCGATCGCGCGCGGCTGCGGTCGCAGACCTACGCCGGGGTGGCGGACGCGATGGTCGCGCAGTGGCTGCGGCCGGGCCTGCCGCTGCAACTGGATCTGCTCGCGTGCGGGGTGGCGCGATGACCGCATGGGATCCGCCATGGCCGTCGTCGGATCGTCGCGCGGGCGTCGAGGTCGCGGCCGTGGTGCTGCACTCGATCGTCGGCCCTGACGCCTCCGGCGCGCTCGCCCTGCTCCGGCGGCACAACGTCTCGGCCCACTACGTGATCGACCAGGCCGGCAACGTCTACGCGCTCGTGCCCGAGGACCGGGCCGCGTGGCACGCCGGAGGCGGGCGCCTGCCCGATCGCTCCGCGGCCAACCAGCGATCGATCGGGATCGAACTCGTGGTCGCGTCGGCGCGCGAGGCCGAGTACTCCGAGGCGCAGATCGCGGCGCTCTGCCAGCTCTGCTCAGACCTCGGGCTGCGCCACCCGATCCGGTGGCTGTGCTCGCACCGGGCGGTAGACGCGCGCCGGTCTTCGCCTCGTCCGCGAGGCGAGCCGCTGCGCTCGGACCCGTGGCGGTTCGAGCGGTGGGAGGAGGTCGCCGACGCGATCGGCAACCCGTTCGTGTACGCGGAGGTGGATCGATGACATCGCTGGAACACCTAGCCGCGCTCGTCGAGGCGCTGTCGCATGCCGCGCTCGAGATGGACGCCGAGGGCTGGCGCGTGCTCGACGCGGCGCGGGCCGCGCTCCGCCGGGCCGGACTGCCGGACCCGTACGACCGGCCCGACTTGACCGAGCACGACGACCTGGCGCAATCGTAAGCCCATGGCCCGCGTCACCCGAGCCGAGGCCCGCGCTCGAGGGCTGCAACTGGCGCTCGCCCGCGAACTCTCGGCGCTCGCCTCCGCCTACGCGGCCGAGGAGGTGGCGTTGCTCCGGGGCACGGTGGCCAAGTCGAGGGCGACCGATCGGGGCTGGGCGCGCATCCTCGATCTGGTCCGCAAGTTCGGCGCGCGCGTCATGGCGGGCGCGATGCGCTTCTCGCCGGAGTCGCTCGTCCAGGCCGCGATCGAGGGGCGCGAGCCGCAGATCAAGGTCATCCAGGAGTGGGTGGACGGCGTAGAGGCGCGGGTGACTGACCTCGCGATCGAGACGCGCCGGCAGGTCCGCGAGGCGGTGCAACGCATCTACGCCGACGCCGCGACCGAGTACCCCGTCCCCTCCACCGGCACCCTCGCACGCCGCATCCAGACGCAGATCACGACCACTGAGGGCGATGACCGGCTGTTCACCTTCTCGTCGGAGCGGGCGGCACTCATCGCGCGCACCGAGACGGTCATCTCCGAGAACACCGGGATCGTCGCCGGGTACGAGGCAACCGGCGTCGAGGAGATCGAGTGGCTGTCGTACCGCGACGGGCGCTCGGGCGACCGCCATCACGAGCGCATGCACGGCGAGCGCGTGAAGCTCGGCGAGGCGTTCGTGCTGCCGTCGGGCGCGAGGCTCCGGTGGCCAGGCGACCCGAGCGGGCCGATCGGCGAGATCGCTAACTGTCGATGCACCACGCGGGCGGTTGCGTCGTCGGTCGCCAAGGCGGAGGGCTACGTCCCGCCGGAACGGGCTCGGGCCAACGCGCGCCGCGGGCTCGAACTGCGCCGCAAGCACGGCCGGGGCGGCACCGCGACTGGGGTCGCGCGGGCGCGGGACATCGCTCGGGGCGCCGCGCTGTCGCGCGAGACGATCGGCCGGATGGTCAGCTTCTTCGCGAGGCACGACGGCAACCAGGCCGGCCCTGAGAGCGACGCCGGCCGGATCGCGTGGCTCCTCTGGGGGGGCGACGCGGGGCGACGCTGGGCCGAGTCGGTGTGGGCCGACATCCAGGGTCGTTGACCGGCGTGGCGCCGCGGACGTACCTCTAGGGCATGGCCACCCGCAAAGCCCTGCCATGGCAGGCGATCGGCGCTGCCGGCTACGTCCAGAGCTCGGGCTACCTCGCCGAGGGCTACGTCCCCGAGCTGCGCGGCGAGGTAGGCCGCAAGACGCTGGAGCGCATGGCCAAGCAGTCTGCGCCGCTCGCGGGCGCGGTCTACCTCGTGGGCCAGCAGGCCAAGCGGGCGGACTGGGGCGTCGAGCCGGCGGGCCATCCGCGCGGCGCCGAGGCTGCCGACTTCCTCGAGTCGGCGCTCTACGACATGGAGTCGCCGTGGGAGGATTGGGCCGAGGAGACGATGCGGCTGGCCGTCACGTTCGGCTGGGCGGCCAGCGAGCCCACGTACAAGATCCGCGCGGGCTATCACCCGGATGTGCCAGGCTGGGATTCGCGGCACGCGGACAACCGCATCGGGCTGCGGGACCTCGGGCAGCGCCACCCGCTGACGCTCGACCGCTGGGATGTCGACGACGCTGGACAGGTGCTCGAGCTCGTTCAGCGTGCGGCGCCCGACTACCGCGAGCGTCGGATCCCGATCGAGCGGCTCGTCCTGCACCAGATCCGCGCGAACAAGGGCAGCCCCGAGGGACTGTCGCTTCTCGAAGGCGCCTATCGCGCGTGGTACCGCGTGACCACGGCCGAGGATCTCGAGCTCATCGGCCTCGAGCGCAACGTGGCCGGCATGGTGGTCCTCGAGGTTCCTCCGGAGGACTTGATCAACGCGGATGCCTACAACCGCCACAAGCGATTCGTGCGCCAGCTCCGCGTCAACGAGCTGATGGGCGCGGTGATCCCGGCGGAGGAGGTCCGCGGCCAGAAGACGGGCTACAAGCTGAGCCTCCTGTCCGCGGCCGGCACGCAGGCGTCCGTCGCCGACCCGATCATCCGGCGCGAGGTCGGGATGATGCTGTCCGCGTTCGGCGCCGAGTACATCCGCGCGGGCATGGACGGCGTGGGGGCGCGCTCGTTCGCCGAGACCAAGCTCGGGGCGCTCGCGTCCGCGACGCATGGCCACCTCCTCGCGCTCGCCTCGACGATCAACCGGCAGATCGTGCCCGAGTTGATGCAGGTCAACGGGTTCGAGCCGGCGGCCTGGCCCAACATCACGGTGGCCCGCCCCTCGGACGAGACGCTCGCCGAACTCGCCACCTTCATCACGGCCGGGGTCTCGGCCGGGATCATCGCGCCGCAGGACGGCGACGAGGACTGGTGGCGCGCCAAGGCGGATATGCCGGCGCGCATCGTCGACGCGATCGACGACAACGCCGACACGCTCGAATGACGCGCGTCATTGCGTAACTCGGTCGCGCGTGGCACACCTGAGCCATGACGCGATCCGAGGCCCTGTTGACCTTGCGCGAGGCCGCCGAGGCGGCGCGCGTGTCCCCGCTGATGCTCCAGCGGCGCATCCGGAGCGGCCACCTCCGAGCCGAGCGCGACGAGATCGGCCGGTGGCTCGTCCGCATGCGCGACGTCGCCCAGCTCAAGGCGCATCCGTCCGGGCGCAAGCCGGTGCAGCGGCTCGCGTGGCTCCGGGCGATCGGCGAGGGCATCGTGCGGCGCTCGGCGCGGAGCCGGTGGATGCGCGAGGACACGGGCGACGTCTGCCGGAGCCACGTGCGGACCGACATCCTCGCGCTCGGACTGGCAGAGCAGCGCATCGACGGTCGCGTCGGGCTGACGCGGGCCGGGCGCTCGGTGCTGGAGGGCGAGGGATGACCGGCCTGCGCATCGTGCGGGCCGTCGGGCTCGCGATTGTCCTCGCGAGCTCGGCGCTGCTCGCGTCGCTGTCGTGGCCCTGGCAAGGCGTCGCGAGCGCGTCGTGGCTCGCGCTCGTGGTGGCGGTCGGCGGTAGCTTCGCGGCGTGGATCGCGAGGGACCTGCTCCGATGAGCTTCGGGAACGAGGGCAACGACTCGGATCTGCGCGCGCCGTTCCCGTGGTTCGGCGGCAAGCGCCGGGCCGCGGATCTGATCTGGCAACGGCTCGGCAACCCGAGCGTCTACCTCGAGCCGTTCGCGGGCTCGCTGGCTGCGCTCC